ATAGCATCTAAGCTTGTAGTGTAAGCACCACCAGCAGATCCTGTGATCCAGTTTTTGTATCGTCTGTCTTCAGTTTGAGAAGCTCTGTATCTAACGTGTAAGAATGGTCTTCTTATGTTAGTACCTAATTGTTGGTCATACACAGTTGATGTTCCAGCAGGTATTAATACACCTTCTATTCCACTTACTGCAACAGCACCTCTTGTAGAAGCATCGTTTAAGTATTTCCAGCTAGTTTTATAGAAGTCATAAGAACCTCTTCTGAAACCAGAGAAACCTAAATTAAGAGCCATATCTTCAGAGTTTTCAAATAAACCATAAGCAGTACCACCAGATTGTCCAGCAGAGATTTGCGATAGCATATCATCAAAATCTAAATCCAAAGATCTATTTAAGAAAAGCATGTTTTCTTCGATAGCTCCTTGAGTATCTAAGTTCTTAAGAACTTGATCAAAATCCCCTAATCCTGTACCAGCTGAAAAGCCAGACATGATATTACCTCTTGCAGTTATAGCCGCAAAAAGACCTTGAGAACCGTGAGCAACAGCAGCACCACCAGCAGCAGTAAATCCTGGTACAGCAGCTGAACCAGCTGCAAATCCAGAACCAGCAGCAGCTAATTCACTTTCAACCATTGCCATTTCTAAATAGTCATCAAAACGTAATCTTGTTTCAGATTCAGCTTTTAGATACCATAAGTATCCTGACGTACCATCTTCAGTAGCAACTTCTACCCAACCGATTTGAGCCATATCAGAACCATTTATTTCAAATGAATCTTTTATGATTATTGGTTGATTAGCAAATTGTGTAAACTGAGGAGTTATAGACTTAACCGAGTTTAATGTATTAGCTACATTAGTAGGTCCAACAGTTCCTTTTGCAAAGATAGATCCGTAAACGAATATCTTAAGAGTTCCACCACCTGCAACACCCGCAGCTTGTTGTGCAAAACCACCACCAATATTAAAATCGGCTTGAGTAAAGTTAAGAACTGTAATATTTGTTCTAGTTCCATTACCTGCAGCAACTGCAGAAACAATACCTTTTCTAGTATTTCCAGTTGCAGGATCCATAACAACTACCGTGTCATTAGGGAATATTGCATTTTGAACCGCGATATTTTGCGCTTGACCTGGTTGTGTATTAAATCCAGTAGGTATTTCAAATACATTTGCAGCAGCTCCATTTAATAGAGCAACGTTAGTGTAAGATATATGTAATCTATTTTGTTCAGACCAAATTACTTGATCAGATGTCATTGGCATTTCAGCGCCAACCATACGTAAAAAACCGTTTAAAGTTCTATTTCCATATCTTTCTACCTCAGCTTCATACACTTCAGGTAAATATTGTTGTACGAAATCATTCGCACCACCGTTGAAAGCTAGATAATTTCCAGCTAACAATTGTTGTTTTTGTGACGGAACGACAGAACCGAACACAGGAGAAACTTGTCCCATAATAATTAATTGTTTTAGTTTTAGTTAAATTTTCTTGTTTTAATCTTCAATTTTGAAGAATCCATACCACTTACAGCTTTAACTTGTAATCCATTGACAAAAACATCTGAAGTTGGCGTAGGCCTAGAATCATTTGTTAAGTTTTTAGATTTAGCAACAATATTTTTAGTAGCATCGGATTTACCTTGCTCATAAAAATGTTTAGCTATTGAGTCAATGTTGTCAGCAGCATACATAGCTTTGTGATAACCTTTAACATCCGTTACATCTCCGTTGTCGTTTAAGAACTTCTTAATTGTGTTTGAAATGTTTGATTGTTTGATTCCAACGTCCTTGGGATTTTTAACTCCATACCTAAATTTTTTTTCTCCTAAATCGATGTCAAAACCTTTGAAATCATCAGAAAAGTATTTTTTAGTATTAGATTTAAAATCTTCGTGCTGTTGTAAAGCTGTGCTTTGCTCTTCGTTGTATCGATTGAAAAAGTCAGTGGCTTTTTGTTGGTCTTGAGTAGTACCAGGTCTCAACTTGATTTCCTCGTAATATTTTCCCTTTAAACCTTCTAAATGCCCTTTGGCTTTTGCAACCTCTTCTTTATATGCGAGCTTCTTTTTACGAACCTCACGTTCTTCGTCAACTTCTTCATCAAAAGAAAAATTATCTTCAATCATAAAATTGATTTCTTCTGAATCTAAATGTGATTTAGCTTGTTTGTAATACTCTCTTAAAAGAGTATCATTGTCTACATTAGAATAGTCAGCATTTAATCTAACGTAGTCTTCTAACGTACCACCTGTTTCTTTCATAAAGTCTACGACTTTTTCAATATTTTCAGGTAGTTTAGCTACTTCTCTAACTTCTTCTGGAGTAGGAGCAACTATTTTTTGTTCTATTTTTTCACCTATTTCTTGTATTTCTTCTTCTACTTTTTGTTCAATAGGTTTTGTTTCTTCTTTAATTTCAGAAACCGGGCTGGGCTCTGGTACTCGTTTGTCCACTTCAGGGCTATTTCCGGTTTGTTTGCCCACAACCACTTTCTCTGCTTCTCCGACTGGAATGGCATCTGTTTCTGTTTTAGGTTTTGATAAATCTACTTTAATAGGCTTATCACTTTTTGTTAATTGTTTTGGTTTAAGCACTTTGGCCTTGACCTTAAAAGTGCCTTCTTCTTTTACTTGTTCTGACATAATATAATATAATATAAATTAATAATAAGTTTAGTTCATAAATTGATCTAAACCAAACCCGCCTAGGTTATCATTACCTGCGGATTCAAAATCGGTGGGTAAACCATCGTTTTGTCTTTGACTAATCATTTCTGATTGTTGTGTAGCTTGTATTCTTGTTCTTTTATCTTTACGATCTTCTATTTCAGCTTCTTTACTAGCATCTTTAGAATTTTTCATTTGAGCAAGTTGTAATTGATATTGAAACTCTTCAGCCATTAATTGTTTTTTAATAACTGCTTCTTGTTCCATTCTTTGTATTTCAAATTGAGACTTAGCCTGTTCAATTTGTATTTCTGTTTGAGCTAATGCCTGTTGTTTTTCAACCTCATTCATTGCTGCAGCTTCTGATTGTTGAATATTAGCTTGAGATTGAGCTTGAATTTGAGCCTGCTGCATAGCTTGATCAGCTTCTTGTTTTTTAATTCTTCTAAATTTTAAAACTTGATTTGCTAATTTTAAGTTTTTAATCTCTCTAATGTCAATAGCATCTTCTAAAAATATTTGTTGAGATTGTAAAGCTACTTGAATATTTTGTTCCAGCATAGCTTTTTCTTCTTCTTCTGGTTCTAACTCTAAATAAATACCAAAATCATGAAGTGATAAATCTTTAATTTCTTCTAAAGTATTTACGTTAAATTGATTTAAAGAATTTTTTAATGCTTGATTAGTTAAGTCAAACTCTAAAGCATCTGCTAATCTTAAAGAAATATTTTCACAAGCTCTTAATGTTAAATATAAACTTGCGTTTAATATATGTTTAGTCGCTATATTAGAAGCATTTGCAGCCATTTTTTGTAAACCAACCAAAGCATTTGGATCTGGCATAGAACCATCTCTAGCTTCATTAAGACCTGTTACATCTCTTATCATTTGTAAATAATACTGATATGTATTAATTAATGATGAAATTTTACCGTTAGCGCTAGACGACTGTAACTCTTGTATTGGTACTTTACCTCTATTAGGATCACCATCTTGCGTTAAACTTCTACCAACTATACTACCAGTTTGGAAGTACATGTTTAAAGCTTCTTGCGGATTATAATTAGTTCCATTACCTAAATCAACCTCGGCTAAACCATCAACATCTACAAACACACCATCTGGCACTAATCTTTGTATAACTTGTTGTAACTTTAACGATGTAAGCTGTATCATATCAGCAAAACTAGTACATCTACTAACTAATGACTCTATACGACCTTGATATAGGTTAGGCGCACACATAACGTAATTCATATTAACCTTAGTGGTATCACTTTTAGGTCTAGTCATGTTTTCCGCTAACTTCCATTCAAGCATCTGTGGAACACCCATTACTTTTGCACCACTAAATAAAACCTCTATACTTCTTGAAACT